AAACCAAATTGAAACAATACCGGCAGATCCTCCTGATTTGTCTAGTTGAACTGAAAATTGGACATTAAATGTTCCTCCACTTTCAGTAGTTATTTTTGATCCATCAACCACTGTTATACCTTGACCGAATGCCGTTGTTTCTGCACTCATCGCATAAGCAGATGTTGTTGTTGCCGCAGTTTGAGACACAGTTGAATAAAATGATCCATGTAAATTTCCAAGTCCAATATAAGGTGATTTTACTTGGTATGTTGTTCCACTTGCAACACAAACAAAAAGTGTGTCTTTTGTAATTGCAGTTGTTGATGGTAATTGACTAATTGGTAAGTTTGCCATATTAAGTTATTATAATTTTGTCGTTATTTTCTTGTAAGATATAATCCAAGTTTTCTTGTAATAAATAACTTGGACAGTTATCCCATGTAATATATTCTTGATTCCATTGATCAGCATTCTCATTCCAAATACATTCGTTTATTACTACAACTGGTGTTGAAGAAGGTGTTGGAGTAAATGTTGGTGTTATTGATGGGGTTGGTGTTGGGGTAGAAGTTTCTGTATTTGTTGGAGTAATAGACGGAGTAGGTGTAGGTGTATTTGTTTCTGTATTTGTTGGAGTTTGAGTTTGTGTTGATGTTATTGATGGAGTATTTGTTATTGTTTGTGTAGGTGTAAATGAAGGGGTAGGTGTAGGTGTATTTGTTTCTGTGTTTGTTGGCGTGTTCGTTGGAGTAGAAGTAGTGGTTGGTGTATTTGTATTGGTTGCAGTCGGTGTATGAGTTGGTGTATTAGAAGGAGTTGATGTTTGAGTATTTGTAGGTGTTTGAGTTGGGGTTTGTGTATTTGTAGATGTATTCGTTGGGGTCTGAGTTGTTGTAGGAGTATTAGTATTAGTTGGTGTTTGAGTAAGTGTTGGAGTCAGTGATGGTGTTGGTGTGAGTGTTTCAAATGGATAAAACGCAGCATCACAGCGGTCAAGTGGTGTCATAACTTGGATCTGGATATTTGCACTCCAACCACCAAGAAGATCATGATATTTTTCAATAAATGGAATACAAACAACAGGTTGATCCAAATAATACTCTTTATTAAAATTACCAAGTGAATCTTCAACACTAAGTCTAAATTGACCTATAATATCATCCATTATTTGTAATGTATCACTCAATACATCTACTTGATTATTTAAATCTCTTTCAATAATATCTGCAACAATTAAATCAAAATTATATGTCATGTGTGTTGATTGTTGCTCAACATTTCCTGGTATGACATATAAATAAGGATAAACTACGGCATTATCACTAGGATTATCTTGTTTTAGTCTTTGATCCACATTATAACTAAATTCACCAAGATCACCATAACCAAATGAATTTAATTGTTTGTGATAATTGGCTAATAACTGAAAATCATCAACAATTGTTTTGTGATTTATTCCAGCCAAATGAAATACAGGAGATCCAGTAAATGTATTATATGCGGCAGCACAACGATCTAATGGAGATATTGTTTCAACTTTCAATTCAGCATTCCAACCATTTGTCATGTCTGCATACTTCTCAATAAATGGTATACAATTGATTGTTTCAGTTATAAAATATTTTCTATAATAATCTCCTTGAGATTGTTCAACAGAATATTTGAATTGACTAATTACATCTTGTAATATTTGCAATGTATCAGAAACTGTATCAACAAGATTTGTATTATCTCTGAATACAATATCCATTACAAGAGTGTTGAAATTCCACTCTTTATATCTTAAATTATTTACAACTTTTGATGGAACAACAAATAACAAAGGATACAATGGTGATTGATCATGTGTATTTTCTTGTGCTTGTCTTTGTTGTTGAAGATATGTGATATACTCCAAATTACCAAGACCAAATGAATTTAATTGCTTGTGTTTCTGTGTTAGATAATAGAAATCATCAGCAAATGATCTGAGATTTACTGTATCTGGAAGTGGAGAAACAGTTGGTGTTGGCGTTGGAGTTGGCGTTGGCATTAGTCTATTTCTTTAATTTGCTTATTCCTTTCTTGATTAAGGTCGTTAATGTAAGAAAGATGGTTAAGACAGGTAATAAGACTAAGGTCAGTAATGCTGTCAATTTTCCAAACTTTGTCTTGGGCAAGGAGAGATATGCACGAATACCAGCCCCAAAACTTGATAAAACTATTTTCAGTCTCATCATCTGCCACATTATCTTGTTGTTTAAATAAACCGGTGTAAGTTCTTGCAATACTTTCTCTAAATTTATTAAAAAAAAAACTGATCCTTCAACATACTTTAATGGAAGATCTTTAAATGACTCAATTCTCTTTTTGAAATTACTTTGAGAATATTCTGTGTTTTTTTCAACATATAAATATGCGGCAAGTTCACTTAGATTTGAGATCCTATAATTTTCATCTTTGCCAAGAAATGTGTCAATATCTACAAATTGACCAAACGTTATTTTTTCTATATCCACAATTTGATACTCAACTCCTTTATGTGTTATGTATGGATAATATTCTTGATCTTCATCATTCAAATAACTTTGTATAATGGATCCAATATGTGCTATGGTTGTGGCGTCAGTTTCAAGTATTTCTTTTTCATCTATTCCTGAAACCTTGGAAATCATTTTGACATACATTTCTTGTTCAGTAAGAAGATCTTTCATTTTCATTATTTCAGCCCAGTTGGAAACTGTTGGTTCGTTGAGAACATATTTCTTTCCTTTAAAGTCAATGTAATTAGTGGTCATATTATTAAATATCTTTTTTTTATCAATAAACAAAAGTTCCTGTATTTCTCATAACTTTCATTTGTAAAACATACCTGATCGCGTCAAGCAAGTGATTATTTTTATCTTCAGGTTCATCTAAGTTATTACCATTCTTATCTTGTTTCCATTGATACATTTGTAATTCTTCAATTAAATGTTGTGAGTTTGCTTCAACATAAAATTTGCTTCTTTTGATTAAATCAATTCCTGCAAGTATGGTATCTTTTTTTACACTTTTTGAATTTATTCCATTTCTATGCAACTCAGCAATGGCTTGCGGATTTGCACTATCACAAATAAAATCATCAGTTAAATTGATTCCAAGATCTTTGATCTTATAAATAAAATCAGGGATTGTTATATTTTTTAAATATAATAGTTCTTTACAATAAATTGAATCATTTAACTTGTGAACACTAATCAATACACTTGGATCATTATACCCGAAATCTATTCCATAAGCCAATAACTTTGCACCTTGAGGTAAATCATAATAAAATTGATGGTGTGTAAATACTGCCCTAGTTGGAATTCCTTTCTCACCGAGCCCAAAAACACGCCACAAATTTGGATCACGATCTTTTAATTTTTCAATTTCATCTATTTGTGTTTGTGGAAGAAATGGATTGTCTTTATATGTTGTAATGGTATAAAATACATCTGGTTGACCTTCTAAATCATATAACCAACTTTTCCATAAACTTGGGTTAAAATCCATTGTTATACGATCAGAAGTTCTAAGAATCAATTGAACGTATTCATCATAAGTTATTTCTGTGGCTTCATTTACAAATAAATAATCTCTTTTTCTACCTCTGAGTTTTGTTTCATCATCACAACTAAACCATTCAATTATATTTGTTCCAAGTTCATAATAACCATCACTTACATGCCATTTATCTGGATCATATACACCAAATAATTGTAAAATTTCTTTTAAATCTCTCAACACGGATCCTTTGAGTGCAGGAAGTGTTTTTCTAACAATTGATAAAACTTTATTGTCTTCTTGAATTAGTTTATAAACCCAATAAATTAAAATGTTATAAGTTTTGCTGGCACGACTTGATCCTTGAAATATACAAACACGTTTGTCAGTTGAAATTAAATCTTGAAAAACTCTTGTTGTTTGTATCTTCATCTACCTTGACCTCTATATTTTGAAACACTTTTATCCTTGGGTCCTTTGGATTTTTTTGCCTTTCTACCTTTTCTTTTACCAAATGATACTTTTCTTGTGTCTAATGATTTTGTTTTTGCCATATTATCTTTTTACAAATACACCACCAATATAACCACCGTGAGTTATTTCATATTCATATCCATGTTCTTCGATCCACTCTTTAAATGCAAGTCTTTCATGAAAATCATATTCACTTTCTCCACCGTGCCAATCATCAAAACGTATAAAAATTTCTTTCCAATCACAAGCAGCCAAGAATTTTAATGAACTTACTGTTGGTTCATATATGTCAACATCAACATTTGCAAAAGCAATTTTTTGTAAGATCCCATGTTGATAAGGATGCTCCAATTTGTGAACATCTTTTACGATCAATTGGATATTTGGTCTTTGAGATAATTTTTGTATTGCTTCATCAATTGTTTTTGGAATATGACCTGCTTGATAATCAGGATGCCCCAAAGCAAATTGACCTTCAGTCCAATTACTTGACGTTGGAAGGGGTTGATTACTCGCTTCAAGACCTTCAAAATGGTCTATTGTATAAATGGTTCTGTCAGGAAATTGTGATGCAAGGTATAATGCACTTTCACATGAGAATGTTCCAAATTCAATTATGTCTCCTTGAAGACCATATTTATCTACCATTTCTTTTACAACATGAAGATCACATCTTTCCATGTTG